CCCTTTGATCAACATAAGATCAATTGGCATTGCCTTTCTGCCCATTTTTTCTCACCTCTCTTTCCAAAATTTGTGTGACCCCTTTAACGAAATAAAGGGAATTTTGTTCACAGAAAACGGCCCGCGCGGTTCCTTATAGGAGCCTCCTAGAGATTGGAAGCCCCCCTCCCCTTCCGAACCCACCATCCTCAATGGCGGTCTTTCTACTATGACACGGCTTGCATAAAGCTCTCCAGTTATTCTCATCCCAAAACAAATTATAGTTACCCTTGTGTGGTACGATGTGATCAACCTCAGTTGCTGGTGTCAGCTTCCCCTCTTGCTCGCAATGCACACAAAAAGGATGCCTCCGAAGAAACATCCTTCTGGCTCGTCTCCACCTGGCATTGTATCCTCTCTGACTGGCTGTTGGTCTGTCTTTGTCTTTCTCCCTCACATATTGCTTTCTATGTGCCTCACAATATGTTTCGGTTGTTAGCTCAGGACACATAGGATGATTGCATGGTCTTTTTGGTTTAATGGGCATGATATCAACTCCAAAAAGAAAAAGCACCTCAATGGGTGCTTAATTTGTCCTAATATATTTTTCAACATGATATTTAATTTTGTTTTTGTCCAGCATGGTTTCAGTTTTAATTATTCTATATTCTTCATCATCAATAAAAAAAGTGTCACCGAGTCGAAAAATACCGCCTTTTAGATCTGGGTGTTCGGATGAATCAGTTTCAAATAAAAACTTCCCTTTGTAGTAAAACTCCATTTTGGTTCTCAAACCAATCCCCCCTATCGTTTTCCAACAACAACTTCGACAAAGAGGGGCATTTTTCCTTCAAAAAACACAACACCGCCCAGCATTCGCTGGACGGCTCTATATACAAGGAGGGATTATTCACTATTCTGCTTAATACCATACTAACATGTCTATGTTGCCTCGAAAATGCCCACTTTGTGCCCTCAGTGTTCATTCGACCATCCGGATGCCATCAACCCCAAATATCAATGCTGACAAGGTTTTGCAGGCATTATTGATATCCTTGTATACCGTTCTCCGATCAATATTGTGCCCTTCAGCAATTTCATCGGCCGTTTTTTTCTCGTCTGAGATATACATCATGTAGATGGTTTTAAATCGCCTAAGCTCCTCCGGACGATCAGACTGCTCACACATAATCCGATAAACCAACAACATCTGGTCTATGAACTTAACCATGGCCAGGGTACGTTCCTTACTGCGCTTTATGGATTCTATTGCAAATTCATCGGTATCCAAGTCTTCCAAAAGCTCAGGGTCCTGCAATTTTTCCAGCTCTACCTTCACGTCCTGGCAGTGCAACTTAAACGCTCGATAATGTTTGAGCAGCAGTTTTGTGTTTCTTAGGCGCCGGTCACGCTTCTGTTTTTGCTGACGTTTCTTTTCTTTTTCAAGGAACTCTAGTGCTTTTTCTGCAGCAATATTAGCCACTTCTTCTAAGAGTTTCGGATCCACTTTGGTTTTTGCTTTTGCCATATCCTACCCCCTCCATCAAACTGGGATAACCTTCTTCGTCCCCGTCTCCTTGTGTTGCAGTACCAGGTATTCATCTGTCTTTTTCCGTAGTAACCAGTTTCGTGTGTTCAGCCTAGGCGCAATTTTGGCCACCATCTCCCGCTCTGCCCTGGTCAGGTTTCTCCTCATTCAAGCACCTCCCAGCCTGAAGTGATTTGGTCAGCTATCCAAGCTTCAAGGCGCTCCTGTATATAGTTATCGCGATCAGCTATCTCATCCGGAATGACTATAGTTTCCCTGTATTCGCAGCCCCCCAACGAAACATAGAACTCAACTTTCATAGACCTCTCTCCTCTTCGGCTTGACCAACCCCCACTCTCTTTTCTTTCTACTTAGTTCTGATTGATAGATGCCTTTTTCTATAGCAATCTGCTTGTCCAGCCAGCCTTGCTCTTTCAATTTTAGATATTCCTCCTTAGTCAACGGGAAAGATTTACCCTGTCTCTTTCTCTGTTTCTTACGCTGGTGGGCTTCGTAGTTAGTCAGTATCGGGCCGCGCGCCCCTTTCTTTCCTTTGTTTTTGTTTGGTGGGCCATACTTTCGGTGGATCTCCGCCAGCTGTTCAGGGGTTAATCTGTATTCGTGAACCTCACCAGGAGGAGAATCGACCATTGGGAACTTAACTCCGCCTAATGCAGCACTTGACACTTTAGTGACCATGCTTGTCCCTCTCTTCCGTATGTTTGTGGCCTAGCTTGCCGTCTTTAACCAGCCACTTGCCACACTTACACTTGATATCCTTTTTAAGCCTGGAAAGTTGACCAATAGTCATTTTGACTTCTTCAGAACCACAATATGCACACTGCAATGTAATAGACAGTGATCCTTTAACCATCTGTTTTTTCCTCCTCCATCACCCCTCGATCTTTGCAACTAGCATGTTGTTTTTGTCATCCCACACGGCTATTGCCTTCAGCGGAAGCTCCCACTTTAGCTCAGATACAAGAGTGGTGGATGTGCAAACAAGCAAGCCTTTTGCCCACCTGAATCTATACCCCAGCTTTTCTGGATGAATAGGCCTCACTGCTATTGCTTTTTTGGCTATCCCTATCTCGGCAACGTAGAAGCCTTCCTCAGAAGGTTCGGCAACTTCTTTGATCTTGTCCGCGGCTTTTTTTGACAAAGATATTTGCCCCTTCGGTGTGATGCGTATCGTCATTTCTTTCCTGTATCTGCCATTCTCTCCTCTTTTCCACTCAAACAATTTTGGATCGAAAAAGCGCTTTACGTCTCCGCTCATGATTCTCTTCACCCCTTCACCTCTTTGGTAGCTTTCGTATCGACGATTTCCTTCAATCGGTACCCCTTCAGTCGCAACCAAGGAGACCATATCGTTTTGCGAAGCTCCATGCCTTCTGCGTTACGGTAACAGTACCATTTCATATCACTTTCCCTCCGTGCCTGTGCGGCCTCGTCTTGTTGTATTCGTGCTTCTCGCGAATAGCCGCCTCAAGATCAATCCCTGCCCATCCACAGTAATCCATGACTCTGATCACGATGTCTGCAAGTTCAGATGGGATACCACACGGCTTGCCTTTCTCGTCATAGTAGATCTCATCTGGAAAACGCCCGTTTCTGTACTCTTCAAGCGCTTCTGAAACTTCACTGTGGATGAGGGCAACGATATCACCGAATGACCGTTCCTCGTCCCACCATCCTTTTTCTTTGGCGTTTTCATGGACTTCTTTCACAAGTTGATCGATGGTCATGTATCACTCTCTCCCTTTCCCTTTTTGTTTTCTTGTCCTCTTCTCAAACCACCATTCCAGGTAGCTGTTTCCTCTTTTCAATGCCTGCTCAAAGCTGAGGCCAGCAACCAAAGTTTTTTCGCTCACAGGTTTTGGTCCAAAGTCCTTATGCCACTGTCCCCACCACAAGGTCCATGTGCCATCATCCTCTTTGAACAGGAACAACTCTCTGTTTGATGCCAGCGTGCAACTGTATGCTTCGCCTTCGCGGAGCGTCAGCCACCGATCAAGTCTCTGAGTACTTTGCACACGCGTCCCAGCGGACTCTATGGTCTGTGCCTGGCCCATTGGTATCACCCCGAAAGTGGCACTTGTAATAACGCTTTCGAGAAAAGGTTTTGTGATATAAGTGTTTGCAGTCTTTGCATTTTTTACCTTGCGGGCCAAAACCAAAAGCTCTGATCATAGGGTTTGGATTGGCTTTGGCTGCGTCTGTTTGTACACCCAGATCAAATTCCAACTGTTTCACGTTCCAACACCGCCCTCACATCCTCCACACTGGTGACGATGGCTACTATGGCTCCAGCCTTCATCCATTCACTCAACTCATATAGCTGCAGTTTGGTAGCCTTTCCTCCAGGACGTTTCACCTCAAAAAAGTATGCCTGCCCGTCCTTGACACAAAGGATATCCGGCCATCCGGCCATGTACGGGCCGCCGTGAATTTTGCGGGCCCGTGTTCCTTCCAAGCTATTCAGGTATTTCAAGATAGCTTCAACGATGGATTTTTCCGTAGGCATATCAACGCAACTCCTTCAACAGTACAGCCACCTCATTTCGCCATGGCTCCAAGTATTTGGCTTTCATTCGCTCATATTCATCGGCGTTCTCCCATGCCATCTTGCCGGTAGGATCAATATCGGGCCGGAGAATGTAGCCTTTTTTGCCTTGTTTTAGCCTTGTCCCTCCACATCGGAAACCATTCAGGATTCCGGCCAGTTCTTCCCCGTGCCTCTCCATTGCCAGCTCTAGCAGTCGGCACCAAAGTTGGTTATCTTCTTGCAAATCCGGCCGAGGATCCTCGGTGTATGGTGGCCGACGATATTCGGTAGGCTGCAAATGTTTTGCTAAGCTCATTTTTTTGTCACTCCGCAATTAGTGGGAACGATTCCCACTATTTTTTTGTTAGTGGGAATGGCGCAATCCCTTGTGCCACAAGGATTCACGGCGTTTCATTCCCACTTTCCCACTTTTTTTGCGAATACACACCATAATAAATACACCCCTACCCTTACCCTCCTTTAAGGAGGGTGTCGCGCTTATATATAGTTTTTTTATTTTTTAGTGGGAAAGTGGGAATAAGATATATAAAACCCGCGTCACTAAAGGCTTTTTTCCATTCCCACTTCTTTCCCACTTTTCCCACTACCCCCCGTTTTGTTCCCACTTTTCGGTTCTAAGCGCCACAACTCTTACCCAGCCGTTTCCAAAATTCCGTTTTGGTTTGTATCTAACTTTGCCGCCTTCCTCTTCCGTTTGTATCCATCCCCGCTCTGCGAAGTCTCTCAGAATTCGTCTTTCTGAAAAACCGCCTTCGGTCATGCACTTTTGAAAAGCGGTTGGAAGCATGTATACGGTCCCATATTGCACCCAACCGAAGCGCTCGTTGGTTCCATCGTTAAACTTTGACTTATGTTGCTCCACCCAAGATATGATCCACTCACGTGCCCGGGTAGCATCATCCATATCCGCAGCCGCTTCCAGTTGTGCAAGAATGGTTTCGGCTAAACTCATCGCTTGAGCAAACGATTCGTCCTCATCTATTCCAAAAATCCATTTGCTAGAGTAATAGTCTCCTAATATCACCGTCGCCACGGCTGAAAGGTGGCTTCGGCTCTTGTCCCCTGCTTGTTTGCCCAACTCTTCTTTGAGTACCTCAAAATCAGTTTTAAAAGCTTCGGGATCCTCAGCCAGCGTTTCCATCATTTGCCGCACAAACATCACGCCTGCATGGCCATGATGTTCTTTTGTCTGTTCATGGATGCGCCCGGCCAGCGATTCATCGCTGATCGGTAGACCATACAACTCTATAGCCCGGGTACTCACACCGCCCCTCGATGATCCGGTGGTCAGCGGCTCTTCTCCCGTAGTCATGGCAATCGTTCGCCAGCTTGAAAAGGCTTGTATGCCGCCACCTTTGGCTCCGCGGGTTTTTCCTTTTCCTAACCCTATCATGTAGACTAGACTCTCTATGAAACCTTGCCGGTCACCAACCACCTGTTTTTCGTCGATGACTAGCGGCAGGTCGGAATAGAAGGCCGCCAAACGTTCCAGTCCCACTTTTGTGGCATTGAAGTTCGCCATCAATACATCCGGGTCGCCCCATACACTTAGAGCCGCCTTTGCCGCCGCCGTCTTTCCTCCCCGGCTGGCTCCCCAAGCATGGATCACAAACACCCGTTGATTGACCAGCTTCAGAAGCGGGGCCGCAAAGCTGGCCGACATCATGAATCGAGCAATAGGGTGGTTTTCTCTGACTGGTTGGACGGCTTTTATCCATTCCTCGAAATCTCCACTGGATGAGTATCCACTAACTACCGACGATGCACCATCATCATCCACATCCAATACAATGTCCCCTTCAGCCCCTGGAAGAAAATTCTTTCCAGCCCAGCCCATATGGCTTACTGATTGAATCAAAGGGAGGTTGTTCAGGTTCTCCCGCTCCAGGTCGTCCAGGAATTTGACCAGGAAGCGGGCTGTTTCGCTGGAAACTGGCAATCCTTTGTTGGTGAGTTGGATTAGGCTTGTCCGATTGAATACCGTTGCTCTGTCAGCCATGATGTGCCGCCACTTTTGATCCCGATAGAAAGCTATTTCTACCTTTTCCTGCGATGTTTCGATGTTTCGGAGTCGTTTGGTCAAAATCACCGGCACCGGACAAGCGCAAACCGGTTCTTTTTTGTTTCCTTGAGACAGCCATATTCCGTTCTCGTTGATTGTCCAGTTGTATGGCTTCCTCAGTTCAATGGGCAGGTTTGGGAGTACCTCACTGAGCGGAGGAGGCGGCTCATTGGGTTCGACCAGGCGCACTTTTTGCTTCTCAGCAACCTTTTTGTTGACGGCCCGCTCCAGATCATTGAGGTTGACTTTGCCTTTTAGTTCCTGCTTCAAACGGGCATACTCAGCCGGTTCTTCTTTTTTCAGTACAGCCAGGGCGCCAATGACTTCCTGGTCAAAGATCCGGGTTGGCTCGTCCTCGGCTGCTTGAACGGCACGCTCGGCCAGTTCTAAGCTTTCCCGCTTCTCCACTTCATCCGGATTCCCGATTACTATCGGACTAGTGATCATGCCCCGAAGCTCACAGTTTTGGCACCATTCACCGCCGGTGAGTTCTTCCACCCTGGCACAAGTCACCGGTCCCGCTGCTGTCAGAGCATGTTCCAGCTTTTTCTCAGTTTCCCATTCTGAGTATCCCGGATAGTCTTGGCTCCATTCGTGGGCCAGGTTCTCCCCACCCTGGCACCGGCCAACGATGGAAAGCATGGCGTACCATTCCGGCTCAGGAAGAGTAGCCGAATCATCACGGCAGTGCCGCAACCAAGCACAAGCGGCCACAATTGGCTCAATGTGTGCCCGCCGGCTGTCATCCAGGGCCGTTGTTCTCCTTCGCATTGTCGAGGGAGAGGAGATGGATGTGACTGACACCAAATATCGCTCAATTTCTGCAACCTCATATCGCTGTAGCATGTTCCGTCACCTGTATCACTTCCACTGGTTTGGGATCTCTTTTGTAATTGATAGTTCCCGGCACTCTCAACACTCGAGCTAGATCACTTGTATTGTCCAGTCGCCAACCGCGTTCTCTCGCCTTGGCTCGAATAGTAGCTTGGAAACGCTCTGTCAGTGCTTCAGCTTGAGCTCTGTTATATTCTGTTTCAATGTGGAGCGGATCTTTGAATAGCCAGTATGCATGCAGACCGTGGCCGGAATGGACAACAATGGTAGGCGGCAACCGGAATGTCTGTATAAATTGCATGGCTTCATCTGTATTTTGGGGTAGATCTCTTTCTTTGTGAGCGTCACTGGCGATGTCTATATCTATCCATAGCCCGGGAATGACCACGACATCCTTGTTTTCACCCCGTCCTCGATACACTTTTTCTTTCCGTAAACCAACACCAAAATAGACATCTTTGTTTTGGTTAGTTAGCTTGATAGCTGTATCGGCGGCTTGATCCAGCTTGTTCGCTGGAAACCAATGCGTCCGCTTGTCCTGGAGTGTCCAGAGAGTAAGCCAGCCATCTTGGCAAGCACCATATAATGCATCAAAGAAGTCCAACGTGTTCACCGTCTCACCGCCTTCATATGGTAGGTAGGGAGCCGCTTGGCTCCCTGTTTAGAATGGTGCTTCGTCGTCTTCTGCATTTTCAGTAGGCGCCTGGTAATAATCAGTTGTTTCAACGCCGATACTACGGGTGACTGCTTTAATCCCTTTGCTATATTCAGCGGCTTTTTGTACTTCTTCCGGCGATAATTCCCCGGCCACCGCAAACTGCGCTTGGCTGTAATTAATGCCGCCTTTGTTCGTTTCTCGCTTCAGAGTGATTTTGGTAATCACTCCGTAGCTGCGCCGCCCGCGGCCAATCACCCGCTTAGCCAAGTAGTTAGAAAACGGTTTGATACTGGTGGGAGGGAGTGTCAACATCAAGGGGAACATCTCACCTTCGCGCAACAGGTATACCCGGTGCATATTCTTGCAAGCCTTCCCACCGTTTCCGTCTGGATCACTCCCCCACTGGTTGAATGGGCATGTTTTGCAATCCCCACCAGGATTCCCAGTACCTGACTTACCGTCTAGGCTGCTGCAATCAGGCGGATTGTTTTGTCCCGAGTATTTATTCTTCCAGTAGGCGTTCACCGGATGGTGATCGACTATAACGCCTACCAACTCTTTGACCATATCTGGATTATCCGGGTCGTCGCCGGGAACTTCAAATGCCAACCCGCCACCGGAAGGTATTTTCACCCGGTCAAACTCAATAGAGAGCCCTTCCATTTCCTCTGACATTGCTTCACCTAAATCGTCACCCAACACCGGAAAGTTGAAATCTTCGACTTTTGCCAATGCGTTTTCACTCATGTTCGATTCCTCCTATCGTGATTTTCTGATGCCTACAGTCGTTTTTTCGTAGACGTTGACCAACTCTTCCAAATCTTCTGGGAGTTGGTCGGTTTCACTCAACATTTCACGTACAAATGCGCTCAATGTATTTGCGTTCACGGTTTCGGTGACCATATCCCCGTATCCGTGATTTTTGAGCCAAGTAAAAAGTTCAGGTTTACGGTCTGGAACAACAGCAGCAAACGTTTTGGTTTGAACATAGAACGTCTTGCCATTCCGATTGAAGCTTTGCAGCTCTTCTTCTAGCATTTTCATAGACAGTTCTTCGTCCGTCTTTGCAATCTTGGCATTGACTGCTTTCAACTCATTCTCAAGTTCTTTTTTTCTGTTTTTCAATTCGGCCAGCTCGTCGGCCAGCTGGAACACATCGCTCATTGTCCCTCCCCTTTCTTCTCGAAAAATTTCTTCCAGTTGTCTACAACTAAATCAGCTACATTTTTCTTTTTGCGCAGAGCCTCCATGACGTTTTCATCCACTGTTCCCCTAGCTACCAGATGGATATAGGTACAAGTGTTGCGTTGTCCTATCCGGTGAATCCTGGCCCGGCACTGCTCGTAATTGGCATAACTATAGTCCAGACTATAGAAGATAGCCGTATCCGCTGCTGTCAATGTGATCCCCAATCCGGCTGTCTGCAACTGCGCCACAAACACCCGGCAATCCTCATCCTTCTGGAACCTCTCAACGGCTGGTCCCCGCTCAGATTGCGGCACGGCACCGGTAATCCAGGCATAATCCACACTGCGCTCTTTCAGAAGATCCAGGATGGCTTCGATCTCAGGGATGAACCTGGCAAAGATGACAACCTTCTTCCCGGTATCCAATAGGTCATCCAGCGTCTCTTGGAGCAGATGAAGCTTTGCCGTTGAAACCTGCTCCACTTCACCCTCGCCGCCGACAAACCCGCCAGATAATTGACTAAGCCTAAGCAGCCTGGAAAGAATGTTGGGGGCGGTGATGGTCTTTTCTTCCGACAGCTCCGCCACCGACTCCCGAAGCATTTGATTGTATAGCTTCTGCGCTTTGGGCTCCAGGGTGGCATACAAGACCTGATCCACTTGCTCCGGAAGGTCCAGCGCCTCCGCTTTTGTCACCCGGAAAGCGATGGAGTGCGCTTTCTGCACCAGTTCGGTCATGTTTTTGTAGCCGATAACCTTCTTGGCCCCAGTGTTGCCTATCGGCTGCTCTACTGCGTACCGAGCCTTGAAAGCATAGAAACTATCCCCGAAAATGTTTGGATCAAGAAACTTGTACTGGCTGAAAAAGTCCAACGGGCTCTGTGTCACTGGTGTTCCCGTGAGAATCAACCTGTATTTCGCCAGTTTTCCCAATCGGTGGAGTGTTTTGCTCTGCTTGGCCCCGGGTGTCTTGATGCGCTGGCTCTCATCACAGATGATCATGTCCGGCTTCCACTTGGTCAGCGCTTCCTCCATCCGCCAGGTGGATTCGTAGTTCACCACTGCTACCTGGAGCGTTCCGGGGTCGGGCTGCCAGGATGCTAGGGTCTTTTCTCTTTCCTTCACCGGACCCTCAAGGGTTCGGACTTCATTGGGAAAATCCGCATACTCAGCAAATTCTTTCGGCCATACTGGTACCACTGACGATGGAGCGCATATCAGAACTCGTTTCACTTCACTCCGGAGAAACCTCCGCCCGGCAATGGCCACCGATGTAAGCGACTTCCCACACCCCTGCTCCATCAGGAGCCCTATCGCCGGTAGCGTAATTCCCAAGTTGTACCCCAGTACCTGGTGTCGGAACGGCTTGACCTTGATGGGCATGGGTTCCAGCGGTTCAGCCTTTTCCCATCCGGCATCCTTGAGTTTTGAAACTTGTTTTTGCCTCTTGGCGATCTCAGCGATCGCCTCCAAAACATCAAGACTAATATCTGCAAGTGGGAAAATCTCTTTAACAGCCCGAACAGTATCCGGGTGAATGGGGTAAGTCCACCGTTTCAGTGTCCCGTCCCACTTGTAGCCAGGGATCGCTTTGGCTAGCTCGCGGTCTTGATAATCGCACTTCAAAGCGATTCGATTCCTTCTCCTGTCCAACTCTACGACTGCTCGCATTGAAGCACCCTTCCCCTTTGCTTGTATGGGTAGAAAATTGATAGTGACACTCTGCGTCTTTCGGCAGACACCCATGCCGAACCATCAGACGATCCATGTTCCGGTCTGCATAACTCCAACTCAGTCGCTACAATCCTGGCAACCTTATCTGCTTTTTCAACGTCAATGTTTTGAGAAGTATCAAACACATTAATTTTAATGTCCGCTTCTAACCCAAATCTTTTCTTAAACTCCCTCTGAATCGTATCAACGGCTTTGGCGAGTTCGCTCATGGTTTCGCTCCTTTCGGTTTGCAATTTGCACTAAACATGTGACATAATAACTTTGAATAATTTTTTACCTTTGGTCCGCTCTACCGGCGGGCCTTTTTCTTTTGTTGCCAAGCGGCATATTCCAGCACTCGTAATCTTTCTTCCATAGTCAGCTGTAGCCACTCACCAACCTTGACATTCATCCACCTCACCTCCCTTCCAGGTGCTCAGGGAAATTTTTCTTCATTAGGTTGCGGACAAGCATTACCACTTGAAAGAATTTGTGATTTCAAAGTGGTATTTCTTTGGGACAAAACTTTTCAGGTCCTTGACCTTCCGCAGCTGTTCCCATTGTATTTTTGGAGGGTACATATGCGCCTCCAGGAAGCGCAATATCTCGATGATGTCGACGGCTTTTTTGGTGATTTCGTCTGCGGTTGGTGCTTTGGGATGCCCCTTTGAGTACCAATCAATGTTCATCTCTAACATCTCAATCATGTTGCTCACTCCCCATGCTGTAGCCATCAAAACTTTGCTTGGGATCTCATTCATAGTGATTACCTCCTTTCTCAATCTTCTGAAGTCGGTCATACAGCTCTGTAAGCCACGCACCATCTGCAGTTTGGTATGCGAAGTAGATGAGCTTTTTGATCTTTGCTATTTCCCATTGACGTTTGACCAAGTACTTGTATGACTCGACAAACTCCCGCATTTCTTCCTGGTTCAGTTCCCGGTAGTGTTGGATGGCTACGAGTTCTATGAACCGCTCAGCCACAACGTCCATGGCGATCACCTACCCTCTTGGTTGTTCTGAGAGCCATTGCAGCAAAAACCGCTTTGTTTCCTCAGCAGGAAACATCCACTTACTACCAACCTTGTACTTGGGGAACCTCGGGTCGTAGAAGAATTTATCCAGGATCGTGTTCCAGGATAAACAAGTGCGCCGCATGAGCTCCTTGCTATCCCAAAAAACAAGCTCTGCATCCACTTCTTTAAGCTTTTCCTCGATTTTTTCAAGGTACAGGCGGCGGACCTCTTGTTCATCAACCTGGACTTGAATCAATGGCCTCCCTCCCTTCGTTCTCCCTCTCAATCAACGGCAGGATGCCGTGTTAGTCTCAACCTGGTGTTCCTCTTTCAACTTTTCGAGAAAGTATAACTGCCCTTTACCTGTGATGAGCGTTGTCGTGCGAATAAGGTCTTTATCGATAGTGTGGATCACACTTTCTTTTACTTGGAACAGCCCTTGTTCTACGTACTGCTGTTTCGGTTTGTTTTTCTCTCTCCCCGATTGAATCAGGAAGCCGTTTTTTCTCATCCAGTCGAACAGCCGGTTCCTTCCGATCTTGATCCCATTGTTATTGAGGATTTTGGCAAACTCGCCAAACGTGATGGCATCACTTGAGTTGGCGATCGACTTAGCGAAGTTTGTGTAAGGTTTATCCTGTTCAATTTGCTTTTCAAGGGCTCGCCTTGCTTCCTGTTCCTCTTTCAGCTTTGTAGCCAGCTGGATGAGGAAGTCAGGACTGGTTAGTGCTTTTTCGATGGTTTCACTGGTCATGTACGCCCCGTGTTTGCGGATGGATGGGAGGATTTCGTCTGCAACCTTTGCCTGAAATGTTTCGGCCGTCTCGTTTTTTGCTTTCATCGCTAAACGGTAAAAAATGTTTTCTGGGATAAAACCTTTCCCAACTTGTTGGGAAAAACCGAATTCAGAAATATATCCTCTAACCGTTTCCCATCTCACATATTCAACTCCATTTTTCTTCTGAGTAAATCCCAACCCTCTAGCAACATCTTCGAGATTCAACCAGGCTGTTCCGTTTTGATCTAAATATCCTCTCACGCCTTTGACTGAAATCAAGCTGCCACCATTAGAAATAGTTAAAGTGCTCATTTCACCACCTCCTTCTTTTGTTGTTCCTCATAGGTTAACTCGCTAAGTAAAAAAATATCGTCTGGTTTTTTATTAAAAACACCAGCAATCTTTACAGCCATCTCGTATGATAGCCCCCTTTTTCCTTGTTCGATCTGCCAATAATATGGCTTGCTGATCCCCACTTTATCAGCCACATCCTGCAATGTCATTCCTTCTTTTTTTCTTATATGGATCAACTTTTCTCTCTTTTTGCTCAACTTGTTACCTCCTTTCAGCGGTTAACCTTGAGTTAACTTTATTATAAATTAACTTATTGTTAACTGTCAACATAAAAATTTCTCATTTGTTAACTTTTATTTACGTTAGCAATTAGTTAACTTATAATATCTGTAGTTATGAAATTAACGGGGGGTTTATGGATGAGTTTTCCACAAAGGTTAAGAATGTTAAGGAAATCAAAAGGCTTAACTCAAGAAGAATTAGGACGGAAAGTTAATGTTACTAAGGTATCAATTTCAGGATATGAGAGCGGAAATAGAACACCAGATATGGATACTTTAAAAGCTCTGGCTGATGCATTAGATGTAAGCGTCGACTACCTATTAGGAAGGGACAAAGCTCAATATACAAACACCACCCTCCCCGAACTCACTGAGAAGGATGAACGTGACATCCAAAAAGAACTTGAGAACCTTATCGCCGGGCTTAAATCAAAAAACGGCTTCGCTGCTTTTGGCGGACAAGACATTAGTGAGCTGGACGAAGAGGATCGGGAACTTCTCATCGCTTCTCTTGAGAATTCGTTGCGAATTGCCAAACGCATCGCTAAACAAAAATTCACACCGAAAAAGTACAAAGAAAAACAATAGCAACAGGGGGTTACTGATGGCAGGTTGGATCAAACGTGAAGTACAAAAGTTAGTCAAAAAGCACGGCACCAACAACCCCTTCGAGATCGCATCACAGAAAGGTATTGTGCTTGTGTATGAACAGCTGGGGAACATATGGGGATATCATCACACTTTTAAGCGCATCAAGATCATCCACATCAACGACGATTTGGACGAGCCTATGAAGCGCTTTGTTTGTGCGCATGAGCTTGGTCATGCAGTCTTGCATCCTGATCTTAGTACCTCATTTTTGCGAAAACGCACACTTTTCAGTATGGATAAGGTGGAAAGGGAAGCTAATACGTTTGCCATCCGGTTGCTGCTATATGATGATGAGATTATGGAGGGAGAAACCATTGAGCAGTGCTTCAGGAGAAATGGAATTCCTGAAGATATGTGTTATCTATATCAAATGTGAGGGGGAGATTCACCTTGAAGGGAATCGGAGCATTTGTTGATGTTGAAACCACGGGGTTGGACACCAAAGCCGATGAGATTGTCGAGATGGCCATTGTTCTTTTTAAGTATGACTTGGATAGCGGTCAGATTGCAGAGATTGTGGATGAGTATTGTAGTTTTAACGAGCCATCTAGAGGGATACCAAGAAAAGCTACAAGTGTGCATGGTATCCGCAAAAAGGATGTTAGAGGACACCAACTGGATCATGACAAAGTTACACAGATGATTGAGAAGGCTGACTTCATTGCTGCTCACAATGCCAAGTTTGACAGAGGATTTATTCAAAGATACTTTCCTGTAGCAAGTAACAAGCAATGGTATTGCTCAATGAATGGTATTCCGTGGCGTTCGTTCGGTTTTAAAAAGAAGTCCCTCGAATCCCTGTTGCATAGTCATAATATCAACATTCAACAAAAACACCGAGCGCTGGATGACGTCCATTTGGCGTTACAATTACTTAAGCAACCTTCTCCAGACGGCCAGCCATATCTGAAGTTGATGCTCAAAAAACCATTACCCCCGTCTACAGATCAAGAAGTAGCGGCCGCCACTGAAACAGTTCAAACTAAAAAACCAATATTACAATTATTGATGGAACAGAAATGGATGGCTTGGGTTGTCACATTAGTATTTCCCTTCTGGTTCAAAGAAGCACTACTAATCGGCCCAGCCATGATGTGGCTGTATAAGCACCATTCACTAAAAGCCAGATTGTCCATTTCCGTTGTGGCTATCATCATATACTTTCTGTTAAGGAGTTGACAAGCCTATGGCCAGTTTTCGTAAACGTGGATCTGGGTGGGAGTACCGTATCAAATATATAGATCGGAGAACAGGAAAGCCGAGAGAAAAATCTAAAGGAGGTTTTAAAACAAAGAAAGAGGCACAGATTGCAGCGGCTAAAGAAGAAACACGAATCCACCACTATGGCTTTTCAGAGGATGGTAACGAAAAAGTTGAAGCGTATTTCCAAGAATGGCTAGAAACATACAAAAAACCTCACGTTAAGCCCATTACATACTCCGTACAGGAACGTAACGTCCGGCTTAACATTATCCCCAGGTGGGGGAACTACAGACTAAAGGATATTACCAGGAAGGAATACCAACAGTGGATCAATGAACTGAGGGAACATTATAGTGTGGGTACAGTGAGGCGAATACACAGTATTATGAGCAGCGCCCTGGATGATGCCGTGCATGAGTTTAACATTCTACTCGAGAATCCGACTAAAAAGATTAAAATTCCAAAGGACACCGAAAAAAAAGAGCGGGTGAGTTATTTTACCCGTGAAGAGCTGGACAAATTTCTGAAAACTGTTAAGCGACCCGTCAAACACGCTAAACACAAACATTCAATTCAATATTATGTGCTGTTTTCTCTCTTGGCCAGAACCGGCTTGCGGATCGGGGAAGCCCTAGCCCTCACTTGGGATGACATTGATCTGAAAAAACGCACCTTGTCAGTGAATAAGACACTTGTTTACCCTCTCAATTCAACACCTTATGTTTCTACTCCAAAATCTAAAAACAGTATTAGAACAATTAAACTTGATAAAACTATGGTTGATCTTTTAAAAAAGCATAGAATCAATCAAAAAGAGGTATATCTTCGATATGAAAATTATAGACCCTCGGAGAAAAATCTGGTGTTCCATCAACATGATGGTCGTTGGCTAAGGACAAATGTTGTACGAGACTATTTCAAAACAGTATGTAAGCGCGCTGGTGTCCCCATCTTATCACCGCATGCTTTACGTCATACTCATGCTGTACACCTTTTAGAAGCTGGTGCAAATATAAAATACGTGTCCGAGCGACTTGGTCACGCAAGCGTGAAAGTCACTGCAGACACGTATCTCCATGTCACCGATAAGATCGAAGATCAAGCATTGTCTCGTTACGAAGAATACATTCAATCTTAATCGGTGGGCAAAAAGTGGGCAAATCCTCTTTTTGTCTGCCTAAAAACCTGATATATAAGGCTTAACCAATACTGCCTTCCATTTCAAACTTAATTATTTAAGGTTTTCATATTGTTTCAACGATTAATAAAAACCTTGATATAAAAGGGTTTTTAAAAATCAGCTTATCAAATTTTATCATATTTTTTCGGGCAAAAGTGGGCAAAAAGTGGGCAAATTTTAAGAGAAGGGGAATGCAAAAGAGGAATAGAAAAACCCCACGGCTTGACCGCGGGGCTATTTGTGTATTCTATATATGCTCAAATAGCTCAGACAAGCTTCCATCCTGTAGAGGCAACCGTCTGGACAATGTGTCCGTTTGGGAGCTCTTTTTTCTCGCGGCGATCATTGTGAAAAACGTACACCCCTTCAAGGGCGTATGCCTTCGCTCCTGTGTTCGCGTCCATGCATTGTGCCACCAGAGCAGAAAGTTCCTTGAGCATGTACGGCACAGGCGAGGCAAAGACAACAATATCTGCATTGTTCGCCAGGTACTCAACGTGCCCTTTCATCTCGGACAACTTCCAACCATCTGCAGGGACGAGAAATTCTTCGTATGAGCCAAAATACTCCTTCAAAATTTCAATTTGCTCAGGGAAAAGAGAATGTTGTTCATTTTTCACTACGAAAACTTTCATCTTTGTTCCTCCTTTCAATCCCGCCGTATTTATAGTCGCCCGGCGGGTGGCGAATATTTTTAAGATGATTCGCTGAGCTTCTCAAACTCTTCCTCGGATATAAGAATACCCTCGATCAGAGCATAGCTCAGCGTGTGTTCGTTGCCGCGTCTAAACTCAATTATTTTGGGCTTGAGAATGTAGCGATGATCACGGTCTTGGCAACCATCGCGCCAGCCGTATTGGGAGCGTACATGAAGCGCTCGCACCTTTCTAATTTCACGAAACAATGACTCAAAAGGAACGAAGTTTCCTTTCTCATCATACCCATACGAATACCCACGAACCACTACTTTTTGCATATCATTCATCCTCCTTTGATTTTTTCGGCTCCGGCCCGTACACCGCGGTCATGGCCTGCTCGGTGACGAGCCAGGTTGAGCCGGATTTTCGCACGTGGCCTCGTTTGATCCACTCATCGAAACGACCACGCGATATTGCTACTCTGACAGTGCCGCTAGGTTTCCCCCACCGCTCATCCGCCTCGCTAGCCGTCATGACGGATGAGAGTGGGGGAACTACTCCCCCAAGCAGTACGCCAGATACTCGCTCACCTCTTCCTCATCAACCCAATCGGAGGCGAATTTTTCAAAGTCTTCACCATATCCAAAGAAGAACGTCCACACTTCATCAATTTGATGATCTGCGATCCAGTCAACAAAGTTGCTGAAGGATTCAGTTTGAAAATTGCGGTCCACATTCCACCGCACGAACAAGTCCGCGGAAAGAGACCAGTCCGTGTCCCGATTCACCACTTCCTCAAAAATTTGTTTGACACGATCAGCTTTTTTCATTTCGTTCATCCTCCTTTTGGTTTTGAGAGAGGAGGGGTGAACCCTTCCCCTCATTTGATTTCAATGGTTTTCCCGGCATCCAAATCCGTCACATACACTTTTCCTTCTTCATGGCGACACATGACTTGAGCCAACTGGGCAGCCAATTCTAGGTTGAGCGACTCAATTTCATGCGTTTCATTCTTCTCAAGTGCGACGATGTCAACCAGAAACTTTCGCATTTTTCCACCTCCTTTATGCAACATATTTTTTTGCTTTCAACTGGGCATCTACAGCCCAGGTTCCACCAGAAGTGGCGGCATGGAATTGACCAGTTTGAGCGTCGATGTATCCGCCAAGCTGAGTTTTCAGAATGCTGAACATCCCGGCTTTGTACAAGAGGAAAGTCACTTCGCCGTCGATGTAGATGCGATGCTTGCCGTATTTTTTCCACTCTTTTCGGCGTGTCTCTTTGTAGGAGACAACGGCAGTACGATCTTTGACAGCTTCCCAGACCATTTTCAAGGCCATTTTCAGACGAGCCTGATAGTCACCTTCCAAACGTTTTGCAATTTCGTGAGCTTGCTTCATGATTTTGCTCAGGATTTCTTTTTTCATTTTGTTCATCCTCCTTTTTGTTACGCTTCCGTATCGTTTGATTATAGTATATACGATACCGTATCAGATTGCAACCCCTTTTTTGAATTTTTTTCGATGCTCAAAAACCGCATAAGATCAAGGTTTTTCGGGTACATATAAAAGTTTAAATTTTCTGAACATATAAGGCAAACAAAAAAACCCCCCACCACGAGGGTGAGGGCAATGGTCATGGTCTATACACATCAATAAAACTGTCAAAGCCGGCTTTTTTGAGTTCAGCAACGCGTTTTTCAGCGTTTGCTCTGTCTGCGAATGATCCAGTCACTACACGATACATGACATTTCCTTGCGGTTGGGTTTGGGCTTTCGGTTGTGGTTTTTGTTTCTTTTTCAACCCAAACGCCTTGGCCAGCCCGTTTACATGCCCGCGTGCAATCCGGTCAAGGAACGCAGAATCGCGTAACAGACGCGCATCATTCGCGTTGTCCACAAACAAATTTTCTGTGAGAACGGCCGGCATCCTAGTCAGCCGCAACACGGCAAAATTGGCCGCCTTTTTGCCGCGGTCTCGTACACCGCTCAACATTCGCATGATCTCATCATGCACAACATTTCTGAGGGCGACTGTTCTGCTAGCCTGGCTTGTGTGAATGAACGACTCGAAGCCGGTGCCGCCGCCGGCATTGTGGTGGATCGAAACAAAGTAGTCAGCGCCCCAATTGTTCGCCATGCGAGCACGATCCTCCAGGCTCACAAACACATCCCTGTCTCTGCTCATGCGAACCTGAACGCCATCGTACTCGTTGAGCAGGATATCGCGCATCCGCAACCCGATTTGCAACGCCAGTTCCTTTTCCTGCATCCCGTTTGCCACTGCCCCGGGATCCCGTCCACCGTGTCCGGGGTCGATGAAAATTTTGGTCATATTAGTTTTCCTCCTTTTCACGATGATTAGCGTCAACATAAGATTCACCAAGAATATACCCAATGGCTACAGCTGCCACTGACAATACAGCCTCGGTTGGTAGATTCAATCCGAGGCCGTCATTTGCCACAACAAGCAACGCTGTCACCACTGCCATCCAAAATTTGCGTGATTTGAGTTTGTCCATCCTACATCCCTCCCCCTGAAACTAAAATCAACCCTATCCCTGCCGTGATGATCGCTCCCAAAACAAGCCGGTTGAGCCATTGTAGTGTATTTTTGATATCCTTGATATCTTGTGCCATAGTGCTGATGTTAGTTTCAACCATGGCAATTCTCACCTCCAACTGGCGGACACGTTCTTCCAAGTCTTCAGGCAATATGATCACCCTTTCAAGCAAAATAAAAAACGCCTATTCGGCGTCTCCATCCAGCGCTTTTTTCAACTCATCATTTTCCTTCCGCAGGCTTTCGTTTTCCTCTTTCAACTGTTCCGCCTGGGCAGCCAGTATCGCGTTTTCTTGCGTGAGCGCGGCCACTCGGTTGGATAGATTCGCAATCACTTTGTTTGCATCAACTTGCACTTGTTGCATTTTGCACCCTCCTCACAAGTTCTTGTACTGCTTCCCAAGACAACTCTAATTCATCCCGAACCTCTTGCAATGCCTTCCACAGTACAGCTATCTGACTCTCAAGCGAAATACCATCCTCCCCGTGCCGGATCATCTCCGGTGACTCTTCATAGATCACACCGAGATGGCGTTCTTCCCGATCTTTGAAACGATATGAGTAGATATGAGTTTTTCCAACCACATCGTCAAGGAGGCGGCCCGTCAGTTCCTCGATATCCTCTTTGTATTCCTCTCGCGAGGATACAACGAAATCAGATGCTTGAATGTTTCGATATGCCGTATCTCCGCGGTCTCTGATCTGCACAGTTTCAGCCGAACTGTTCAGACCTTTAACCATTACGCGGCCAAGTATCAGCCCGTAGTGCGGATAGGAGTCTGTTTCAGTTAGCATCATGCGGTCTGATGATCCAAAGAGAATGATATTTGAATCGAAATAGCCCCGTACTCTTCTTGTTCGTATACCATTACTCCCAGCTAAATCTAAGTTTCCGCCAATATCAAGGTTACCCGTGATTAAAGAATTGTTTGCTCGTACGGTAAAATTGTTGAGCGTTATATTGTTCGATGCTGTTTCGTATCTTTGTATAGTCAAATTGATCAGGCTATCAGAAACAAACTCAACCCACCTTGTTCCCAAAGAAGGACTCCAGCCAGCGGCTAGACGTATAGCGTAATTTGACCATTCTTCAAATGGATCCCCTATTTCGAGATGTCTTGTTCTGATATGTCCTTCGAACGTTCCTGATGCCGCAACCAATTGTCCTACAAACGTCCCGTCCACGCCGTTTAATCTGCCTGTAATTGTGGCGTTTTGGATGTTTGCGTTGATGATATTTGCGTTCGCGATATCCACCCGCTGAAACGTTGCGCCTGAGCCGGTGATAGTGCCGGTGATCACCGCGTTTTGCGCCGTGATATCCCCAGCAAGCGTCATATTTCGGGCAATGATGTCACCGTCAAAGACACCGCCTGAACGGGTGTATAGCGTGCCTTCAAGATACAGTGATCCGCCTTCAAGTGCGAATATGCCCTCGGAAATCTTCTGCATATCGAGTGACGATAGTTCTTGATCAAGGTTGTCAAGGCGAATTTCGGCTTGAACAATGTCCTGCTCGGCTTGCGTGATGCGGTTTTCCGCTTCGCCCAACCGCTGTTTTGCCGCCTCAATCTCCTGCTCCGCTTCCTGTACTCGTTGTTCCGCGTAGCTTTTTGCGTTCTGCTCTGCTTGATCCGCCTTTTGTTGTGCCCCGCTTGTTGTCTCAATCGTTCCCGTTCCAACATCAGTGTCAATCTTCTGTTTGGCTTCTTTTCCCGGTTGTGCTTGGATATCAGCATAGTATGTTGAATCCTGGTATACCAACTGGTCTTTTTGATCAATCGTTTGTTTGTCGTAGGTGACTTCCATTACCTGAGACATGCTGACTTTCTTAGCTATTTCCGCTTGTAGAGCCTTCCAAATTGCTTTTACATCTTCTTCGGTATATTCGATGAAATCACCAAGGATGATTTTCTTTCGTGACTTGTCTTTGATCGACCGCTCTTGCGTGTGAACACGGGCCTCAATGTAAAGAGGCGGACTGAATCCTTCGTCCTTGATCCTCAGCGTATCCCCAAAACGGATTTTTTTGTTCTCCATTCCGGGGACGTTTTCGAGATCAACAACATCAATCTCATACTCGACTATAGCATTGATACGCTTTTCCAACTCATTCTCGGTAAGTGTACGCAAACGGCTCTCTGTCATGTCTTGATCAGTTGACTGCGGTTCATACACTTCCACCAGGTGTTTTCCGTTGCGCCCCCATCTTTGAAGAGCATCCAAGTCCTCTACAAACACCTCAAGCCGTGTGCCGTCCTCACGTTCAGGTCCAATACCAACCAGGGCCGTGACAATCTGATCTGTTTTTTCCTTGCGTTCAATACCCAGCAGGTCTTTTCCAAACGTGATCTCTCGTCCTTGCCAGCTGCCAACACGCTCAACCAGATCAACATAGCGGGCTACGACACGATTGTGGTCAATCTCAACGCGAAAATTCAGTTCAAGGTTAAATTCGCTTGCAATCCGCTTCAGCAGACTGTAGGGGTTGGTGTGCTCTTCAATGTGTATAGTACGGATACCAGCAAAGGTGATGTTTCCCGGTTGCCACTCTGTACCTGACAGAGCAAAGGTAACAGCAGTCTGTGCTGTTTGACCACTCAGCGTTTGTGGTCTGATCACTTTTTGCTTTTTCAACTCAAGATAGCTAGCTGTGCAATAGACCGCCTTAGTTCTATCTAACCTCTGAACCGTTTCCTCAATGATAAATTCTATATACCCGCCATCTTCAGCAGGGATAATGACGCGATTACGGTCTCTAAGATGTTGTGAGTACCGTTGATCGGCAAAGGTCACAAAGTCGAATATTTCAAGGTGGTCCAACTGCTTTTTATGTGTGTCATCCCAAAAGTCACTAATTGTGTCTAAAATTGTATCGGTTTGTTGGTCAGTGATGTGTATGAGTGTCATCGATATCTCTCCCTGTATCGCACACTGACATTGAACGAATCACTCGGATGTACCACAAGCTGATTAAAGCCCTGTTTCAGCTTGAAATAGGTTGCTCCAAAATCCTTTAGCTCCGTTCTATCTTCGCCATTGATCAGTAATTCTTCTGACTTATGATCAAATGTTATAACATCCCCGGGATGAGCAATGTATGGGATTTCGTTATCTTCAAGCTTATTGACTTTCCACGCTTTGATATCTTTGATACTCATCTGGGTTGGAGTATGTCCACCCCATGTAGCTATATGCACTTGGATCTGAGCGACCCGCTGCATATATTTTTCTTCAATATCTATAAAACGTACCGTTCTGCGCGAGTGATGTTGACCATCAGTTATTTTTCCTATATGTGCAATCCACTCATTACCGACACGTTCTACACGTAAAATACCATCGAAGTCATTCCACGTGGGGCGGCCACTGCTAGTGGTTGGACTTTCGGCAATGATGTACTTCCCATCCGCAAGGCCGCCGGCTCTGATCTCTCCAAAATTACGAGGAGTGCTGAGACTAGTGTCTTTCATCGCCATTTTTGCAACTGCATTATTATTCACGTCAAGCAAATAAATCTCAACACGCCCTACACCACTTGCATTCCTATTTTCAATAAGAGCCTCTACTCGAAAATCTTGTAATGTTTCAGACAGACTCGTTTTGAGAGCTGGTCCATGCCATCCAGACTGAGCTGTACCAAAACTAGAGGCAACAAATCTATTACCTTGTGAGACCATTTCGCCAGTCACAATGCCGCCATCTACTTGATCTCCTGTTGTCCATCCCGTTGTCGTGCTCATTGTATCGTGCTTGATGATCTCGTATTCATCGACAACAATTGCATCTATGTCAATCGGCTTGCCTATCATCATATATTCATCTTCTTGATTTTGAATGAGAGCAAACGTGACTGGCTGCAAGACTTCCAACTCAAATATCGGATCAGCAGGTGCAGTGCCGTTGTTGGTGAGGGTTACAACATCGGACGGGAATGCGGCTGTGAGTTCTGGACCATATGAGTAGGGATCCAAACACAGGAATTGGATCGTGCCTTGCCTAAAGTTAACAAACCGTGTGAAATCCTCAATCGTATTTTGAACAACCGCATAATATGTGCGCCCGGGTTCATCATCAAACTGTAAAGGTACAGGTTCATCCGTAATTAGCCATGCAGCAAGTTCATCCCTTAAATGCAAGGCATGTTCATCGTCATACGCGTCAAAACCAATAGGTTGATGAATGACAATGGGCTCAACGTCAGTAGATTGTAGATATGCCCCCGGTCTGCCTGGTACGGTAAGTATATTGCGGCGCAAGGGAGCAAAAGGAGCCTTTTTTCTCCCTGCCAACAAAAACAACCACGGCTTTCTAACCCCGTTGAAAGTTAAGTTTTTAAGTGGCAAAGCGCTCCCTCCTTGCCTTGTTTCTTTCTTGAATTTCACTGACGTGGGTTTCCACTATTGCCCCTACAACACGATCATCCATTATGATGTTTTTGCCTTCTCGCACCACCTTGATGAGTTCAGTTAATAAAGCCTCAATTTTTCCACCGCTGTTTGATAATGCCGGTATCAGATACCTTGCTATAGTCTGCCCCATGAGGTCATAGTTGATAGATTGTGTTCCTATCCCAATTCCTGATGGAATTGTGCCCACCATAGAGTCCATTGCTGGAATCACATTGTATAACATCTTTTCAAACTCTGGTAACTGCTTTTTCATACCATCCATAAAACCTTTAAGCATATTGGCGCCCCAATCCTCAATGAAACGACCTTCACCTTCTTCAGTAGGTGATGCAAACCCAAGAAAGCGGCTAACCGTAGATGTGACACTGGATACAGCATCACCAACCTTGCCTAGCATTGACTTGATACCGTCAATGAACCCTTGTATCATGTTCCGACCCCAATCTTTTGCACTACGAACCAGACCAAGGAAAGCATCTCTGATTGAGTCTCTGATATTAAAAACGGGCTGGGTTACTCTGTCGACAGCTCCTCGGAACACTTCAACAACTCTATTCCACATTTGAGTTGATAGCTCTTTCACTCGTGTTCCAAGCGAACGGAAAATATTGATGATGCTGGTACTCAAGTTTCTGAGGATGTTCAAGCCCATTCTGAACAGATTCAGCTTGAGTATATTCAGAATGACGGTCACAGCACCGGACAGGATTTGTTTGACTCCTTCCCAAGCTTGTGACCAGTTGCCTGTGAACAGGGCCGCAAACGTCTGAACAAGGCCCATGATAACATCCAAAGCACCAGAGATGATACCTTGGATTGCGCCCCAGATATATTCGATGATCCATTTGATAGCTGGCATCACCGTTTCAATCACGGATTTAACAAAAGAAAAGGCGTTCTGGACAGCTTGCATGATCATTTCTCCGTTTTCTGCCCAAAACGCTTGGATTTTTGCCAGTTGAGACTGAATGAAGGGCACAATCAGTCCCATAACGTGCTTAATGATATCCTTGATATGATTGAACACAGTCCGGACAAAATCCCAAACCATGCCGAGATACCTTAAAAAGTCATCTTTTATTGAAGATAGGCTGTCCCGGTTAGATTTAACCCAGTTTTCAATCCAACTCATGAGTTCCTGTATCCATGAAACGCCCATCTGTATTACTGCTCCGATTACATCGAAGACAAAACTAAAAACCGATTTGATTGAAGGCAAATGCTTGAGTACCCAATCCAAAAGCGCTTGAAAAATAGGGAGGATTTCGGCAGCAACCGAATAGAATATGGCTTGCATCGCCCTTTTTGCCTGGTCCATTGTGTCGGTGAACAACACACCAGCATCAATCATCTCATCGCTCATGACCAGGCCGAGTTCATGAGCTTTTTGTTTCAACTCATCAATCGTTCCGCCTTTTGCATTCAACAATGGAAGCAGTTCTTGCCCGTTTCGCCCAAACAGTTCTTGGGCGATATTCGCCTTTTCAATGCCTTCTTCCATGCCCTGCAAGGCACGGACGACTTCTTCAAACACTTCCTCTTGGGATTTCAACGCCCCATTGGAGTCATATACGCTGATACCAAGCCTCGCGAATGCTTCAGCACCTTTTCCTGTCCCGTTTGCAGCTTCACCCATTCTTTTTGCCAGTGTTCTCAACCCGTTCTGCATACTGTCAATTGACACGCCGGATTGGCTGAGGATGAAGTCCCACTCCTGGAAAGCTTGACGGGATATACCCAGGCGTTGACTCAATTTATCGACCCTGTCTGCGGCGGAGGCAAATTTGTTTGCAGCAGCAAACATACCAGTTCCAACCGCAGCAGCACCAGCAGCAACACCAGCTGCTACCTTTCCGACGGTCATCAGCCCTGTTTTCAGCTTGCTAGATTTCTTTGTTGCGGAGCTAACGCCTTTTTCAAAATCTTTCGCGTTCAGCCCAAGTTTGACCATCAGATTTGCAATGGTACTCATCTATACAGCCCCCTTTTGGGCAACAAAAACCGCCCCTTGGAGGGCGGCTAAAATCCCATAATCTCATCAATATACATGCCTTTTTGTTTCTTGAACTGTTCAGGGTTTCTCTCTTTCTCAGAAACGATGATCATGTCAAAGAAAAGGTCTATTTCCATATCATCAATGTCTGTTTGAGGAACCTGGTACGCTCTCGAGTATTGCAAATAAAGATAGGTCACAGCTTCATAGGCGGAGAGATTTAGTTCCTCTCCGCCGTTTTCTCGTTTGGGAGTTCACCAAATTTCTTTTGCATCTCATACATCAACCACTGACCAAGATCACGGAACAAGATGAAAAATTCATCTATGTCCACGTTTTCATCAATGGATTCAGGTGTGACTGCCGGATCGTTGTAGCAACTCACGATGAAGTCATACAACTGATCCAACCCTTCTTCAGATTCAATGTCTATATCGGACTCCCGAAGCCGAAAAAACTTCCGCAACAACTTCATCCGCTTCTTTGGTTTGTACAATTTGCCGTCAATTTTTAGTACCGGGACTTTCACTCATCAAACCTCCTTAGATTACTTGGGGAACATAATTAGGATCTTGGAACCAGTCATTGAGAAGTGTGGTTTTGTCCACGCCTGCCGGCAGATTTTCATCATCACTATCCACCCGTCTGAAAACCTTGTCGTCGGAAAGACGCGCCACACCTCTGAATGTGATTTCCTGCGTTTGAAACTCCACACCATCTTGTTTGGTTTGGTGATCAGCATTTGGTACAGCAAACTTACCTTTCATCAACCAAATGTAACGATATTCGCCATTTGATTTTTGAGCACGGAAACCAATTGCAACATCAGGTGCTGTTGCATTGGTAGTATAGTCGACAAAGCCGTTTTGATAGTTCGCCCCAATCAGAAACGCGTAAACTTGCGGCGAAAGATCAGCAACGTTGATTGTCACCTCTACTTGCCCGATTTGACTGTATACTTCACGAGGCCCGTCGTCAGCAAAGAATGTCTCAATCGAAGAATTGAAATTTATGTTCGCCGTTGTGATGTTCGGCACATGCACAGACGTGCCGTAAGTTGTCCCGTTTGCATCATCAGATTGAATAGGAGCATAGTGAAACATATCCAGACCAATTAAAGGCTTTCCACCAGCCATTTAGGTCACCCCCAAATAGATTTGTCTTGAAAATAAAAAACACCATCAACTGCAATATGATGCAGTTTGGTGTCTTTTTCGTACATCTCAACATCACTGTCATCATACGAAGCATAGATGGCATTTGCGTCATCGTTTCCGATAGCTTCTATTGCCTCACGGATTTGATCCGCCACTTCCCGGGCCTTTCCATACTGCGGATCAAAGCAAGAAAACTGCAAACGCAGTTGCCGGTTGCCCATTATACGCCTTGGATCAGCCACCCGATGCATGACAACATAAGGCGTCTGGACATTGTCCGGCGCACGGCCCGTATATATCCGCCTATCCACCAAAGAAACATAATCACGCATAAAGTCGCGGATGAAATACTGCAAAGGCATCACACTTTCGTCACTTGATTTTTGATGTCGTTTATAATTTGTTGCATGACTTGAGATGCTACAGCTGCCCATCCAGATCTAAATACGGGATTCGGTGATTGTTTTGATGTTCCAAACTCAAGAAAATGAAAGTGCGGAGCAATTCTTCTGTCAACGGCAACAATCCCGATAGTGGGATACATATCACTTCTTGGCATTAGTTTGTGAACAATTGAACGGCGAGCATTTCCGGTGGGACCTATCGGCGCTCTAGAACGAATTTGATCAGCCGCTTGTTTTGCTGCTTTCTCAATGATGACTTCCTGCATACTGTCATCCACTTGTTTCAACAGTTTCTGCATGTTCCTTTCCAGTTCTTCAAAGCCTTCAATCTCAACTTTGAACTGGCTGCTCATCTCCCAGAACCTCCTTGACCCGAAGAACTGTCCACCGTTTGTCAATGTGATAGTAGGATTCTATTTCAAAGGTGCGCTTTAATCCACTTTGAACAAATGATGCTCTCATGGTCGGTTGAATTGTCGGGAGATACCGGATTGTGATCTCACCTGCCAGCTCAGAATTCACCTTTTGTGCTTCCCAATAGTCACGTCCTGAAAGTGGCTTATACTTACCCCATACCTTCTTGAACAATTGATACTCCTGAACAGGCTCGCCATACTCATCTTCGCCATCCACGAGCGTTTCCAGAGTGATGCGCAAATCCAAGTCACCAGCTTGCATTACAACCACACCCTATACGGCCACAACAGGGCCTCAAAAGTGAACGGAACCTGTGATATACTACCGTCGATAACAGGTGTCCTTTTTTCGTATAGATGATTGACGAGCAGCATGATGGCCTGCTTGATTGGTTCCGGGAGCGTTTCAGCATCATAACCAGCCTGGAAACGAACCCGGACAGCGCCGGAAGGGAACAAGTCACCAGGTCTGTTGTGAAAGTGAATTACACCAGGTTCGGAATCGGTGTCAACTGAATAATCAGCCGGGTCAAGCGTTTGCGTTTGACCATGACGATCCCTGTATTGTACAGATTCAATCAATGCGAGAGGGGGACGAGGCACTTTTAGGCGTTTTGGAAATTCATCAACGATCAGTTCAAATGTTTGAACCGCAATAGAACGCCTTGTGAACGCCTCTGTATGTTCCCTAGCTACTTTGATGAGGGATTGAATCAAGGTATCTTCGTCATCGTGATCTACACGGAGATAGAGTTTTACGTCTCCCAAACTAATGGGTTCTTGTGTGGCTGGTAAGATGACACGAATGTTCATTCGTCACCCTTCTTTCGCCTAGTTCGGGTCTCTTTGGGTTTTACGATGGCAGTTTCCTTTTCGACAGGTTCCGCCAAACCAGCTTTGATATATTGAGAAGCGATCTGTTTATCAAGGTCAACAATTTCACCCGCCGTATATGAGAAGTTAATACCAGCCATACTTTGCAGAATTCTGACTTTCACGTTTTCACCTCCACAATAGTGGAAAGGCAGGTGTTACCCTGCCCTTACTTCATTAGACGGAAGCCATTTGCAATACCTTCACTGCTTCCTCAAGGATCAGGCGACCATCAACACGTTGACGCATACGGAATCCAACGTGACCGGTTTTGGCATACAGCTCATCAAGACGTTGCATGATACGGCCCTGGCGGTCAGCAATCCAGTAATAGGAGAATGCGCCAAAGGCTAACGGCTTTTCGCTTGCACCAATTTCAGGCACAAACTGGGACACAGCGACAGGGCGGCCAAGGATTCTGTCCGGCTGTCCGGCCTGTAAACCAGGCTGCCACAGATACTGACCATCGTTGTCCTTAAGTTTACGGATCGCCTTGATAGTACTGTCATTAGCCAACCATGTAGCCCGGGAACGATAAGGACGTTTCAGGCTATGATACAACTCAATCAAGTCATCACCGGTGATTGCATTCGTCGTGGCAGCAGTGTGCCCCACTTCAGCATCCTGGATCACACCGCGGGGTTTTCCGATTCCGTCACCGTTGACAAAGGCGGCTTCCTCAGCTTCACCAAAGCTGCGGCCAAAGGCATCGCTTGTATATTGCTCCAAGTTGAAGGCGGAATCATAGAGCAACTCTTCAGAGATTTTCATGATGCGACCCAGTTTGTAGGCACGCAGAACCTTTTGACCGAAGGTTGCGTCGCTTTCAGTATATTCTTCTTCCTCACCCAACCAAGCAGCTTGCCCTTTGTCGGCTTCAACCGGGATTTCCCGGTCACCAGAGCTGGTAGTGATGACAGTGGCCAAGCCGCGCATGACGTTGTTTTCCTCAAGTTTCTGGATCAACTGGCGTTCGAACTCGTCCGGGACAGTATATCCACCGGCTGAATCAATACCAACAACCAGCGCACGAACTTCAGGATCTCTCAACATACGCAGTTGTTCAGCATCCAGAGCATTCCGCCCCATCCGAATAGCATCCCAGAACGCTGCACGGTATTCTTCGGTTGCCCGGAGAGGTTTATCACGTTTTTCGTCTTCTGCTTGAGGCACTTGACGAATCGGATCTTTATCCCGTTTTTCCAGATCGGATTCAAGAGCAGCCAAACGCTCTTCACGCTCAATGTCTTTGCCCAACCTGTCAACATCAGCCATGATGCGGTCATATTGTTCTTCCTCTTCAGCAGTCAAATCGCGTTTTTCAGCCTCAGCCTTATCCAAAATTTCACGTGCTTGTTGTACCAAAGCAGCTCTTTTTTGTTTCATATCCAAAACTTTTTTCATCTTTAAATGACCTCCTTAGCGATTATTTCAAGTTTTTTGCGTTTCAATGACAAACTGCGCGCCTGCGGCTTGTCTTCTGCCCCACCGTCCGCCTGGAGCGATGAGGCATACTCTTCATACACTTGTTTTGCTGAGCGAACCCCAACACTGGAATCCGGGTATGCCGGAAACGGTGTGGGGCTGATTTCAAACAGATTCACTTCTACCAATGTGCGGATGACATTGTTCTCATCGCTGTTGTCCCACTCATCCACAACTGTCTCAAAACCAAAAGAGACACCATCCACATCACCACGTTTTATGGTTGCGGCGGCGTCTCTTCCCCATGTTGTATCAGGAAGTTCAAGTTCAAACTTGAGTCCTCTGTCATCTTCCCACAGCTTCAATGTTCCGTTTTTTGTGCTACCTAGCACCAAGTCACTGTTGTGGTTCCACAGCGCTTTGACGTTTGAGTTTCTAAGCGATTTCTCAAAAGCCCCCTTTCTGACTTTTTCTCTGAAACCGTATAAAGGAACAGATAGCTTCTCAAACTCCACAACATAGCCACCAACAATGGTTTTCCCGTCGTCAGTGTTTCTGATCTCCATGTTCGACAATTCAACGTGTCTGCGTTCAAGTTCTTTACTCACCCAAATCACCTCCAAAATAAAAAACACCCTATACAGGTGTTATGACCCAGCTACTATCGTACAGTTACAACCCCTATGCAAAGGAGGATGTCCAATGTTTGACGATGGTTGAATCGTTTTTCCGTTGGCTTCAAACTCTTCTCCTGCTTGTACAAAGGAACTGTGAACACCAGCTGTCTTTCCGTCTAGTTCGGTACAAAAATCACAAGCATTGTTTTCAGCAACCCACCTCAGTATTGTCACACCAACGGCAGCATAGACAAACCTGGCAATGGCGTTTGAAGCTCGGACAATGTTTTCGTCCGTTTCACTTTCGATTCTGTCCTCGTACCAAGAATCAAACTCATCCTGAAGCTCTTCGACAATATCCACATTTTCTGCAACAGCTCTCTCAATCGCCTTTCTAAGCCTTTCGATTGATCCGCCAGTATGTCGACGGTTCATAAACATTTCATAGCCTCGAACAAATTCCTCCAATTCAGGTGTCATGCCTGCTTCGGCTCCAACCTCATCTGCAATACCACTCTGAACAGCTTCAGCCATAGACAACAGAACAGGGAGCACTTGGCGTCGAAAGTATTCCTCATGCTGCCTGTAAAAGTCAGAGATCCAGGCCAAAAATTGATCAATATCTCGGCTTTGTAACTGTTTCCTGGCCTGTCTCATGACATCAGCTTCTTCCCGTCGAATCACACGCGTCAGTGCATCTTTGAGCAAGCGCTTGAAACTTCGGTTCAGACTCCAACGTATTTCAGCTGCTCGTCTTTGGCGTCGCTCTAAAGCTTTTTTTTGAATAGTACGTCCCTCTCCATTTGTTCCGTCTTGACCATTATCTTCTTCATTGACTTCTTGTCCATTCTCGATCCTGGCCTGATCAGCCGGAATCATATTCATTGGTACAAAGTAGATGTTGCCTTGTCCATCAGGCAGAGGATTCATGTTTTCCATCTCTCTGACATCATCAGCGCTCAGCCAACCCCACTGACGGCCAATAGCATAGGCTTTGTACCGGCTTTCGATATCACCGCGGAGCAGACCGTCAACCACGAATTCAGCAAAGTATTGTTTGCGTCCTTCACGGCCAAACAGTTTATTGTTTATTGCCTGCTCCCAGCGTACTAACCACGGCCGTATAGTATGAACCACAAAGTCAATACTCTGGTGTTCGATATTTGAGAATGTGGCCCGTTCTAAATCTGCCAGCATATGCGGAGGCACACGGAAAAAACGGGCAATCTCAGTTACCTGAAACTTTCTTGTTTCAAGGAACTGTGCTTCTTCTGGCGGGATACCAATTTGTTTATATTGCATTCCTTCTTCCAGGATGGCTATTCTGTGGGTCTTGCTCAACCCCTGGTGCATCTCTTCCCATGATTTGCGAAGTCTGGCCTGTGCCTCTTCACTCAAGTTCCCCGGATGTTCCAGAACACCGCCAGGTTTGGCCCCGTTTCCAAAGAACCTGGCTCCGTATTCTTCGGCAGCCAAACCAAGTCCAATGGCTTCACGGGCCAGACGGATTGGGCTGTATCCTACAAGGCCATCAAAACTCAATCCCGGGATATGAAACACTCTATAGGCAGGTAAAATGACTTGAGTACCATCAGGGAGAATGGTTTTGTATTCAATTTCACCATTTTTGTTTTTTCGCTCCGGCCATGTCTTGTCCGGTCTCAACGGCCAAAGCCCTCTGACCCTGCCAGCGCGGTCATATTCAATTTCGGCATAAAAATTCCCCCACAAGGCCAGGTGTCCCATTGCTGTTTCGCGAAATGTGAACGATGTCATCTCTTCGTTTGGCCTGTCGTGGAGGATCTCGTACAGGTAGTGGTCATATGCTCGCTCTTTCCCCCGGGGTGAAAGCCGTCTATAAACGGGTAAAGGCAGGCTAGCGACTGTCTCAGCCAGTATTCTCACACAAGCATATACGGCAGTGTGTGTCAAAGCTGTTTGCGGATCAACCTTCTTGCCTGTCGCAGATGGAGATGATAGCAATGCCTCTTTCAGCCAACCAGAGGGATTGGCCAGCGTACTTCTTTTTTCAAGCAACGTTGATATGATTCCCACTACGTTTCACCTACTTTCCTAAGCCCAACCATAGAAACAATCCTCCAATCACTATCAAAGCTGATGGAGGGTATATCATCCAAAGTCCAGCGAAGAGCAGTCCCATGCCTATCAGACATATAAAGTCCCTTAGGTCTGGCTTCACTCTCTCCCCTCCCTCACAGGGTGATGATTCCTCTTTCTTCATAGACACTTCTTTTGTTCGCCTGAATCACCATTGCTCTTGCATGTGCGTTTATCGTTGCTGCTATAGGGTCAATTCTGTGCGATGATTTGGATTTATCAAGCATGATATTTTCATTTGAATCTTGTCTTGTGACTGCGTTTCCTATTGACCATGTTAAAACTGGGTTGTTGTTGTGGATAACTTCTTTCTTATACACTTTTTCTCTAAAGTTCTTCGTTGCCTCTCCTAGTGTCTTAAACCCTTGTCTGATTTCCACAACTTCATAACCTTCATTCACCATACTTTGAGCAAATTGAGTAGCGTTATAAGGGTCGTAATCTATTTCTTTGATAACCCAATCGTTTTCTTTTTCCTGTTTGATGATGTATTCCTTAACAAAGTCATAATCCACCACCGCACCGGGTGTAGTGGTGATCCATCCTTTTTTTACCCATAAGTCATATGGCACTTTGTCAGTTTTTCTTTTTTCTGCTAAGGTCTCTTCAGGCATGAATGAGTGAGACAATACAACGTATTTATTGTCAATCGGAAATACAAAACTAACCGATGTTAAGTCTATCTTTGAAGATAAGTCCACACCAACAAAGCACTCTTTTCCTCTTAGATCAGGTAATTCATCAGTGCCACATTCAGCCCATTTTGACATGCTCATATAGCCGTTTTCCTTTTGGTCTACCCAAACATTCATATGTTTGGTGAGGAAGTTCCTCATCTTTTCCGGCACATCAAGAGCCGCTTTCAATTGGCTCCTGAGATAGTTCTTACCTTCCTCGTATGAACAGAGAATAGGATTAGCTTTTTCCCAGTTCCGCTCATCCTTGATATCATCGTCTTTGTCCAACTCATTGATCATCACAAAGTATTCATCATTTTCCACCGGGTTGTTAGGATCAAGGATCTGGGAAACATACTTATATTCGACACTGTAGCACGGGTTTTGAAGTTCAAACCCAGCTGTGGTAATGATCATCAATAAGGGTTGTGGCCGGGCAGCCATCCCGGAATCAATGATGTCATATATTTCAGATGTCTCATGAGCATGATATTCATCAATGATGCCACACTGAGGGTTGAGACCATCTCCTGTTTTCCTGTCCTCTTTTGAAAGCGGCCTGATGAATGATTCGCTTTTGATGTGCTCGATCTTTCCATAAGCAACTTTGAATTTGCCTTTCAGTTCATCACAACTGTTTAGTTGTGCCTTTGTTTCATTCCACACAATCTTGGCTTGCTCCGTTTTTGTGGCCCCAATATAAACCTCTGCCATCCCTTCACCAAGTGCCATAGCCTCATATGATGCCACACAGGCCAGCGATTGAGACTTGGCATTCTTCCGGGCCACTTGCCAATAGGCTTTTTTAAAGCGCCTCAAGCCGGTATCTTTGTGTATCCAACCATAGATGTTTGAAAACACAAATACCTGAATGGGATGCGGTTCAATGTACTGACCCCTGAGCTTCCCTTTGGTATGCTTGAATAGGCTCATCCAACGCAGGAACCGCAGCGCCTTCTCTTCATCAAAAATATAAGGTAACTCGTCTGTTCCCTCTCGTTCAATATCACGCAAAAAACGCTGACAGGCCCATTTGTGCTTTTGACAGGCAACTATTTCCCCATCCAGGACATCATGGCAATACTGCACCATCCAATCCCGTAGCATTAGACATCACCAAACATCTTTTCAAACGCCGTCGGCTCCTTCTTCTCTTGTTTCGGGATAGCAATTTTAGCCCTGGCTGCCGGTGTAAGGCCAAACTCGTTGGCCAACGCTTTCATCTGTTCATGAAGATGCTTCTTTTTCGTCAAAAGAGGATGCGGAACTTTGTTTGTTTCGGCTGCCTTGTTTGTGTATTCGACCATGAGGCCCTCTTCTTCAATGATCCGTGTACACTCAATATAATTGACGTACGCATCACAATAGAGAGCAAGGGCATGGACATCAACATTTGTGATGAGACCTACTTCCTGCAATTCCTTGGCCAGCTGTTTGAACACTTTTTTGGCCTCTTTTGACAGCCACGTTGGCGGTTTGACTTTGTCAGCTTTCGGCTTGATCCGCTCCTCGGCTTCCTTCCGCTCCTGGATCTCTTTCTTTGTCAGATGTTTGTTCCCTTTGATCAACATAAGATCAATTGGCATTGCCTTTCTGCCCATTTTTTCTCACCTCTCTTTCCAAAATTTGTGTGACCCCTTTAACGAAATAAAGGGAATTTTGTTCACAGAAAACGGCCCGCGAAAGGGG